TTCATGGAAGAGTTTCATAATAACTGTGGATTTATTCTTACTTGTAATTATAAGAATCGTTTGATTGAGCCATTACATTCTCGTTGTAGTGTTATTGAGTTTACTATTCCTAAATCTGAGAAACAAAATCTTGCTTCTGGGTTCTTTAAAAGAGTTATAAGTATTCTTGATAAAGAAGAAATCAAGTATGAAAAAAGAGTTATTGCTGAAGTTATTAATACACACTTTCCAGACTGGCGCAGAACTTTAAATGAATTACAAAGGTATTCAATATCAGGTGAAATTGATGCTGGAATACTAGTAAATTTAAGTGATGTAAATATAAAAGAACTTATACATTACATGAAGAATAAGGAGTTCACTAATGTTAGAAAATGGGTTGTTGATAATCTTGATAATGATCCTGTACATCTTCTTCGTAGTGTGTATGATAACCTTTATGAGTATGTGGATGGTTCTACTATTCCTCATTGCGTTGTGGTTTTGGGTGAGTACCAATACAAATCAGCTTTTGTCGCAGATCAAGAAATAAATATTATGGCTTGTTTAACAGAAATCATGGGAAGGGCAAAATTCAAATGATTGACGAAGAAAGAATAAATGAATTGTACAATAAGTTGTTTGCAACAAATGTACAACTATCAGAAGAATACTCTATAATAGAAGTTGCTAGTGTGACGTTAGGACAAGCAATGCGGTTATATAAGACAGTATTGAATGACGAAGAATTTGAAGAAATGGTAAGAGTAATTACTTCTACTTCTAATGATGTTAGACCATATGACGAATTTTGTTTAACAGAAAAATCAACTTGTCACTAGAAATAGATTGGAGCTTTTATAATGATTGATATATACGATGATGTTCTAGAAGAACATAATGCTATTTTGGTTGATGATGAAATTAGACAAATATCATGGAAATACGATTATCATTCTGATCCAAGTAAACCTAATAAACACTGGCATGTTTTTTGTGGTCATAATAAAGAAGAATGTGATGTTGCCGAATTTGGATGGGCTCATCAAATATTTAATATTGCACTAAAAAAGTATAAGTTTGATGAAAAATATAATGTAGAAGAAATTGTAAGAATTTATTGCAATGCTCACACTTATGGTATTGAACCACAAATTCATACTGATGATGGTGATTTTACTATGATCTACTATCCTCGTTTAGATTGGAAGCCAGAGTGGGGTGGAGGAACAAAAATATATCATGATGATATTGGTGATTCAAATTCTCCTAATTATAAGGTTGATAAAGATGTTTCTTATAAAGGTAATCGGTTAATTGTTTTTGATGCATATCTACCACATTGCGCTCAACCAGTTACAAAAGATTGTTATGATTTGAGAAGTGTTGTTGTTTTTAAATGTAATGTTGTTGGTAGTCCACGCCGTAAACGGTTAGATTTTTATAAAAATAATTTATCTGCTGGAAACTTTAAAGTAAAGATAATTGATTGATGTATGAGTTAAAAGTAAAGAGTGGAACATATAAAGCAGATAGTTGGTTTGCATTGTGGTGGGCAGTATTTCGCCACCGTTTAAATCACTTTTGTAAGGGTGAAGGGTTTGCTGACTAATGTATGAATTAAAAGATTATCTTAAAGCAATCAATGAGACTAAAGAGCCTCTTATGGACGGGGACGATGAAGAATGGGAGAAGAAATATCCTCCATATATCGTAAATAAGTGTGTTTCACCTTTTCCTGATACTATTCAATTAGTTAACGAAATAAATCAATTACATCATCTAGACAAGAAACTTCAGTTTGATTTTTTGATAAATAGTCTTAGACCAAGGAAAAGGTTTACTCCTTGGGTGAAGGCGATGAAAATTGATAATTTAGAGTATGTTAAAGAGTATTATGGATATAGTAATGGAAAAGCAAAATCCGCTCTTGAAATATTATCTGATGAACAAATTTCTGCCATAAAACAAAAATTAAATAAAGGTGGAAGAAATAATGGAAGATATTAATTGGACACAGGAGCAGATGTTAGAAGTTAGCTTAAAAGAACCAGATGATTTTTTAAAGGTTCGTGAGACACTTTCAAGAATTGGTGTTGCTTCAAGAAAAGATAGAAAACTATATCAGTCTTGCCATATACTACATAAGCAAGGTAGGTATTATATTACACATTTTAAAGAGTTATTTGCTCTTGATGGTAAAGTTGTAAATTTATCTGAGAATGATATTGCTCGTAGAAATACAATTGCAAACCTTTTGAAAGAATGGGGTTTGGTGGATATTATAGGAGCTATGGAATCATTAGCTCCATTAAGTCAAATTAAAGTTTTATCTTTTAAAGAAAAAAATGAATGGCAACTAGAGACAAAATATAATATTGGTAAAAAGAAAGAGGCCTGATGGAACAGTTTAAATCCTTTATCACAGAAGAAAAAGATAGCGATTATCGTATACTTGTGCTTTCTGTAGAACATGGTGATAAATCTATAACCTCTAAGCGTATTAAAGAAGAGGCAGATAAATTAAATCTACCAAACTATGTTATACAAATAAATGGTTCATATATTAAATATGATAATGGTAAACATACTATTTATTCTATAGATGATGATAAGGGGTTTGAATTAGATTCCTCTACTGTAGTGTTTATTCGCGGCACACCAGTTAAAGATAGTTCTCTAGACTTAATATCAGAGATTGAAAGACTTGGGCTTTGTTGTGTTAACAGTAGGACATCAATATCTATTGCAGCTGATAAGTATCGTTCTTATATTCGCTTAAAAGATTATGGTTTAAATCAACCAAAAACTGTTTTGGTTCCAAATGTAGATTCTATAGAAAAATCATTTGAGAGTTTAGATACAAAGTTTCCAATCATTTTAAAAACATTAAGAGGATCAAAAGGTGTTGGTGTTCTATTCGTTGAATCTGAAAGAGCATTAACATCTATAATTCAACTTATATTTAAGACAGATTCAAATGCTGACTTAATAATACAAGAATACATTAAAACAGAGTTTGATGTAAGAGTTATGATTCTTAATGGTAACATAGTTGCTACAATGCAAAGAGATGTATTAGAAGGTGATTTTAGAAGTAATTATTCTCAAGGTGCAAAAGTTAAAAAATATAATCTTACAAAATTAGAGATAGGACAATCTTTGTTGGCTGCAAAATCTGTCGGTGGTATTTTAAGTGCCGTAGATTTTATTCCTTCAAGTGATCCTAAGAATAAACCACCATATATGTTAGAGGTTAATAGTTCGCCTGGAACAGAAGGTATTGAAGAAGCTTCTGGGAAAAATATTGTTAAAGAGATTTTAGAACATTTTAAAAATTCAAAAATGCGACACACTGTTCCTACTCAATGTGGATGGGAAGAAGTAGTTTCTATACAACCCTTTGGTGATTTGGTTGCCAAATTTGATACCGGCAATTCAATATTTCCTGTTCTTCATGCAGAAGACATAGAAATTAAAGGTAAGAAAATTACTTTTACACATGAGGAAAAAACTATAACAACTAATCTTGTAGGCAAATATGTTTCGGTAACTGGCGGTGGTGAAGATGAACGGCCAGTGGTAGAGTTGGAATTTAAATTTGCTGGAACCAATTACGGAAAAATAAAAATTGGATTAGATGACAGAACTAGGATGAATACATCTGTTTTGATGAATCGTAAATTGATGAATAAACTTAATGTTATGATTAATCCTCAACAAAAATATGTAATAACTACTCCTTTTACCCTTGATAATTGATACTTTTTATAGGATAACAAAATGGGTTTAAATATATGACTACTAAAGATACATATCCAAAAGACAGTTTACGTCTTAAAATGCAACAAATAACTCATCAGGCAGATTCTATCAACTCCTTTGAAATGGTTGATGCAGAAGGTAAAGACTTACCAGAATATTCTGCTGGAGCTCATATTGATTTTCATTTTCATGACGGCAGAATTCGTCAGTATTCCTTGTGCGGTGATCCAAGTGATAGAAAAAGATATCTCATTGCCGTTCTACGTGATATAACTGGAACTGGAGGTAGTGTAGACTTATATAAACGATTACACACTCAACGTGATGTGTTTGTTGGCAAACCAAGAAACAACTTTCCTATACACAAAGAGGCAGACCATCACCTGATGATAGCAGGGGGTATTGGTGTTACACCAATGTTGTCTATGATATATGAATTACAAAAAGCTACTGTTGTTCCCTATCATGGTTCGCCATCTCCAACTGCGAATGATAACTTCACCTTACACTATTGCACTAAATCTTTAGAGAATACTGCATTTAAACCAGAGCTTGCTGATCTTATTAAAAGAGGTCGAGTGGTTTTGCATCATGATCAGGGTGTTCCTGGCAATGGTCTAGATATCAAAGAACTTTTAAAAGATTACAAAACTGGTACTCATCTTTACTACTGTGGACCTCCCGGCTTTATGGGTGCGGTTTGCTCGTTTTCTGCACATTGGCCAGAAGATTGTGTTCATTATGAATACTTTGGAGCTCCATCAAAAGCAATTAAAACTAAAGCAGATTTTGTTGAAAATGAAAAGGGAAGCTTTCAAGTTAAAATAGCAAGTACGGGTGACATATATAATGTTCCAAATGGCAAGACAATTATTGAAGTCTTAGCTGAAAACGGAATTGATATTGAGATGTCTTGTAGTTCTGGTCTTTGCAAAACATGCGCTACAAAATACTTGGAAGGTGATGTAGATCATCAAGACGTTGTTCTTACTAATAAAGAAAAAGAAGAATATATGACGCCATGTGTATCTCGTTCTAAAAGTGATCTTCTGGTATTAGACTTATAGTCCTATAATGAGCCAAGAAACCCTCTATAAAATCATTATCGTCTTATTATTAGTAGAGATAGGCCTGCACATTCTTGAGGTTTGTATAGATATTTTGCAAATTTTATGAAATTAATTGTTTTTAATTTACCCTTGACAATTAGTACTTTTCCTGTTATAGTCTTAATATGAACTTTTATACAAACGTACTTCAATGGGGCAACCAACTTTTTGTTCGAGCTGTTATTAATGGTGAACGACAGAATTTCAAAGTAAAATACCGTCCAACTTTATACTCTCCTGTGCCTGGCAGAGAGACAGGGTATAAAACATTAGACGGTGTTCCAGTATTACCTACTGAATTTGATTCTATCAAAGAGGCAAAAGAATGGGTTGACAGTCATAAGAGTCAACCAGAGCTAGTTTATGGTAACACACAGTTTGCATATAATTATATTGCTGATACCTACAATGGTCGTATTGATTGGGACTTAGATAATATCCTAATGGTGACTATTGATATAGAAGTACAGTGCGAAAATGGCTTTCCTTCACCTACTGAGGCTGAAGAAGAGATGTTGTCCATCACAATCAAGAATCATCAGAACAAGAAGATAGTTGTGTTTGGCATTGGTAAGTTTGAAACAGATCGTGATGATGTTACCTATGTTGAGTGTGAGAGTGAAACGCAACTGCTCAAAGAGTTTCTGATATTCTGGGAAAAGCATCAACCTGATATAATCACTGGCTGGAATACAGAGTTTTTTGATATTCCTTATATCTGTAATCGTATTATCAATTTGTTTGGTGAGGATGAACTAAAACGCTTATCTCCTTGGGGTGGTGTTCAGCCTAGAGAAGTTTTTAAGATGGGCCGCAAACACCAGACTTATAATATACAAGGTATTGCTGCATTAGATTATTTTGATCTGTATCGTAAATTTACCTATTCTGCACAAGAGTCCTATCGACTAGATCATATTGCGAAGGTTGAATTGGGAGAGAGTAAAGACGGTAATCCATATGAAACATTTCGTGAATGGTATCAGAAAGATTTCCAATCGTTTATTGAATACAACATTCAAGACGTTGAGATTGTTGATAAGCTTGAAGATAAGATGAAACTAATTGAACTATGTCTAACTATGGCATATGATGGTAAGGTTAACTTTACTGACGTTCTGGGGTCTGTTCGTTATTGGGATGTTCTCATATATAATTATCTAAGAGAAAAGAACATAGTTATACCACAAAAGAAGAACACTGCAAAAGCAGATCAGTTTGAAGGTGCGTATGTAAAAGACCCACAGGTTGGTATGCACAAATGGGTTATGTCTTTTGACTTAAACTCTTTGTATCCACACCTGATAATGCAATACAATATTTCTCCAGAAACGCTAGTTCCTAATTGCAAACAAGCAAAGGGACTAGTTGATAAGATTCTAGAAGGTGAAGTTAGGAATGATACTGATTACTGTATGACTCCAAACGGTGCATTTTTCAAAAAAGATAAAAGGGGATTTCTTCCTGAGATCATGGAGAGTATGTATAATGATCGTGTTAAATATAAAAAACTTATGCTTCAAGCTGAACAGGAATATGAGGACACTAAAAAACCAAGCCTTCTCAAGGATATCGCTCGATACAACAACATTCAGATGGCAAAGAAAATATCCCTTAATAGTGCGTATGGTGCTATTGGGAATAATTGGTTTAGGTATTTCGATCTTATGGTTGCTACAGCTATTACTTCAAGCGGTCAGTTATCAATACGATGGATTGAGAAGGCTCTTAACGTCTATCTCAACAAGATTATTGGAACTGAAAAAGAAGATTACGTTATTGCATCAGATACGGACTCTGTATACATCACTTTTGATACGCTTGTATCTAAGTCTTTTAAAAATACAAATCCATCTACAGAGTCCATCGTTAATTTTCTGGATAAAATTGCCAATGATAAAATTGAACCATTTATTAATCGATCTTATGAGAACCTTGCTAATACGGTTGGGGCTTATGAACAAAAGATGATTATGGCCCGCGAGGTCATTGCTGACAAGGGTATATGGACTGCTAAGAAGAGGTACATTCTTAACGTACACGACAGTGAGGGTGTGAGGTACAAAGAACCCAAACTCAAGATCATGGGTATCGAGGCGGTCAAATCTAGTACGCCTGCACCATGTAGAGAGAAGATTAAGGAAGCATTGAAGATCATAATTAACGGTGATGAGAAAATGCTAAATACCTTTATACAGGAGTTTAGGAAAGAATTTATGATGTTATCACCAGAAGAGATTGCCTTTCCACGTAGTTGTAATGGTGTGCAGAAATTTACAGGAGATTCTAGTTTATTTCGTAAAGGTGCGCCTATGCATGTCAAGGGTGCAATATTATATAATCACCTGATTAAGAAGAACAAGTTGTCGGGTAAATTTCCCTATATTCAAGAGGGAGATAAAGTGCGATTTGTAAATATGAAACAACCAAACATATATCAGTCCAGTGCGTTCAGTTTCATCACTTCTTTTCCAGAGGAACTTAACATACGAGACAGAATTGACTATGAGCTGCAATTTACAAAATCATTTGTGGAGCCAATACGGTTTATCACAGAGAAGATAAATTGGTTGATTGATAACAGTTATGGAACACAAGGTAGTTTAGAGGACTTTTTTAAATGATATTGAATAGAGAAGATGCGTTGTATGCAGCAAATGTATTTGTAGATTACTTTTCCAACTTTGGTAGAATTGATGACTATCTACGTAAGGTTAAGCTTGAGAGAATGTCAAACTATCCAACGTCTTTGCCTGGCATGGGCCCTCAAGATGATATGTTCAGTGATTTTAATATGCATCCAAAAGATATGGAGTTTGAATGTCGTGAAGTATCAAATGAAATATTCGTGAACTATCTGGAGATTGTCACCTCTCATGCAGTAGAAGTATCGGTGCCAGGCAAATCAATCAAGTGGGTAGTCTATGAAAAGAACAGTGGCCAGATTGCTGGGTTTATTCGGTTAGGTTCGCCTACAATTAACTCTAAGCCTAGAAACATGTTTCTAGGAAAACCACTAGACACATACAGTAAAGAAGTTATGAAGCGTTTCAACGACTCCACCATTATGGGGTTTATAATTGTACCGACTCAACCATTTGGATTCAACTATCTTGGTGGTAAATTACTTGCTGCAATCTGTTGTTCTCACTTAACAAAGGATACTCTAGATGAGAAGTATGGTGGCCCATTCTGTATGTTTGAAACTACAAGCTTATATGGTACAACCAAGAGCTCTAGTCAGTATGACGGCATGAAACCATTTCTACGTCACAAAGGCGAAACGGTATCTGACTTTGCACCACTCATCAATGATGATAATTTTCATAGATTGAATGATTGGTTTAAAGTAAGAAATGGCGAACCACTTGTTGATCCTATGGCTAGTAGCCGCAAACTGAAAACACAAACCAAGATGATTTCTATTATTAAGGCATCTCTCAAGGGTGTAGACGATAATGCTTATAATAAGTTTGTACAAACCTACCTTAATGCAAAAGGATTGACTGAACAGAAACGTGCATATATGGCTGACTATGGTTTTGACAATGTTAAAGAATATATGAATATGGAAACTGATGTACTACGCAAGAAGGATAACTATGATCGTTATAGTTTTGACGGCGTAGTAGATTGGTGGAGAAAGAAAGCCTCTAATCGCTTTGAAACACTACAGAGTGATGGAAGATTAAGAACGCAATTAGAGACATGGAACATGAACGCTGATGACATTGATATTATACGATGAGTATTGTGGAACATAAAAAATACATCAAACTTGGCCCTAGTAACTATGAAGTTTGGAAATCTGTGATACTTAAATATGTTGAGTATTCTTATCCAAATGATTTAAAAATGGTTACTAAATCTATACAAGCTAATTTAGACATTAAATTTTGTCCAACTAAATTTAGAGAAGGTAATATAGACAATCCTATGTTTGGTCACTGCTATCATAGTAATCAAGCTTTATACTACTTTTTTAAGAATGCTAATCTCAAGGCTATGAGTGCGCCTTGTGATGTTGCTGGTCAGCACTGGTGGTGTGAAGATGTTGATGGTAATATAATAGATGTTACATCAGATCAATATTATTCAGTTGGTACAGAACCACCATATGACAAAGGTAAAGAGACAAGCTGGTATGGTTGGAAGCACCGTCCACACAGAAAGACGCAAGATTTAATGAAACTGGTTCAACCATCAGCTAAATTATATTCAGAAGTTTATAGAGAAAAACCTAAGAAAGAGTATTGACATTGACACTATGATGTGTTAGCTTAAGATATAATAAGCGGACGTAGTATAAAAGTATTACGATTAGTTTCCAACTAATAAAAGGTGGTGCATTACCATCCGTCCGCTCCAAACTTAAACATGTGTTCATATGAACGATGTTTAAAACCTCTCCCTTTTTCATAGCCTAGATGTTATAAATAGTTAAAATTTTACACACATGGAGTCATTGAATGTCTTTACAGAGATTTGTAACACAATTACGGATTAGAGAAGAGTCGTATGTTCCTCATGTCGATAAGGTTCAGAAGATAGTTTCTGAAGCATTTAATGTTCCTATTCAAAAAAAATCTGATATTGATGATTTCGAAACTAAGCTTGATAAATCACAGTTAAAATCTCTCCTAAAACATCTGTCTTCTCTTAATTTGGATGATATACCAATTGTTGGCGGGCCTACTGGAATTAAGATTCGTAGTGCTCAAGATAATAATAAAGAAATTCGTGATTGGGCAAAAGAAAATACACCAGATATAAAAATTATGTTTGGTCAAGGATCAATTGGTACAGGTGGTGATGTTAAAATTAGTGAATCAACACAAGAGTTAATGGTTGCTGCTTTAGTTTTAAATAAAGTAAAGTCTGGTAATATTGATGAAGCTTCTGCAATAGAGATGATTGAAGATGCGAAAAAAGTATATAATAAAATTGAAGGTGCTACAGGAAGATCAGATTTAGTAGATCAATTTAATTCTAATTTTAATGACCTTGCAACTGCAATTTCTTCATCAAATGCAATTCTTAAAGTAGTTCCTAATCCTGTTAAAACATATTGGACAGGACAAGGTTGGGGCCCAGAAATTGCAAAGTATAATCCACCAGTGGGTGGAGTTAAAGATTACAATTCTTCTGATATTGTTGTTAAAGGAAGTGATGGAATTTTCTATGGGTTTTCTTTAAAGAAGAAAGCAAAAAGTAAAGACGTAGATCCTACACTCATCAATAAGCCTATTACTGGAAATGTCGGTATATTAAAAGACATTATCGGAACAAAGGATATAGCATCTATTGAAAAAAGTAAACAGTTATTTTTTGATTATGTAATATTTAAACATTATAAGAAAAATCCAAAGAAAATTCCTGATAAAGAAAAGGGAAAAATGATTGGTATAATA